CTGGTCGCGCGCGACGCCCGCGAGGGTTTTATTAACTAATTCTTGCCAACCACCTATCTTTTGTGGTTCTCCATACCTAAATCTAACATTATCACCATCAATCCATTGCCCTTCGGCTCCGGTCGCAGTTTGTTGTTTATTAAATCCAGGCTTAAATTGTATCTTCTGTAAAGGCATAATCTATGTAATATATACTGTTTTAATTTTTTTAACAGCGTATTTTTGCTATTGATTTTGTATATAAGAACACCAGCCTGTGACTATATATTTATCTTCATTTGGAGAGCATTCACCTAAATGTGAATGCGTCCATCCAGCAGGCCAAATTAATAAGGTTCCTATTTTTGATTTTGCAATAAAATTTTGCTGAGGAAATTTAGTTCCTCCTCCTTTTTTGATATTATTACAATAAAACATCCAAGCTAGTACCCTATTTGGAAAGGCTGGGCCGTGTTCACAATGTTCAAAACTGTAATATTGTTTAGAAGTATATTTTTGATAATTACAATGATAATCGATATTCCAAAACCCTAAATTTCCTTTTGCAAAAAAAGGATGTAGTTTTTTGTATTCATCAAGATTAAAACAAAAATCTTTAAACCATTCTTGTTCGTGAACAGGTATATTAAAAATACCTTTGTAAAAATCTTTTATATTTTTATTAGTGGGTTTTTCTAGTAAAGATATATCTATTTTTTTTATTATATTATTGCAATGTTCTTTTTTAATTGCATTTTCTTTTATGTAAATAAATTTATCTTTTATATTTTTCTTTACCATTTATTTATTGGACATTTAAAAAATTTAAATTTTGTTTTAATTTTCATAAAACAAAAACATAATTTACATTGTTTTGTAAATTGAACAAAATTTTCACATGATTTACATATTTCATATCTTTTATCTGGAGTTAATCCTTTTCTAAAATTATTAGATTTAATCATTAAAGCGGAAAAATACTTATATTAATATCATTACCCTCTTTTTTAAAAAAATTTTTAAAATTTTTAGAATTAAAAACATCAAATGCAATGGTTATTCTTTTTTTAATAAAGGGTTTTAAAATAACTACTTTATGCCTTTTTGTATTATCCCCTATATATATCTGTCCAACTTTATTTTTTATTTCATATTCATCAAATATAGTTTTTGTATTTTCTGGATTTATTGAAATATATCCATGGGCACAACTTCCTATGTGTGAATGCCAGTTTAAAACTTCATCTTCTTTATGAAGATTTAACCAACTTTGAAACCATAAAGGTTCTTTAATTTTATGATATTTATATATAATTATTTTTAATTCATAAAATAATTTATAAAAATTTATAAATCCTGAGCTTAATGAAAAAACATTATATTTTCTATAATTCCAAGTAGAAGATTCTTTATTTGGAAATAAAATATTAAATCTTTCTTTAGCTTTTAAACATTCTTCGTAGAATTTATTTTTATTCTTAATGATTAATTTTGAATTATATATCTGATAATTATGTTTTAAATTATTTTGTATTAGATTCATTTTTTTTAATAAACCAAGAGGGAAGCCCTATGTGTTTTCTTCCATCATAAATATTTTCTTTTGCTCCTTTTGTTTTTATATCGTTATAGTGTAAAAAAACTTGGGCACAGTCATTTCCTTCAAAAGGTTCTCTCCAATGTTCTAATAAATTACCTTTATAAACTAACATGTCCCCTGGATTTAAAATAACTTTTATTCCTTTTGTGTTTTCTGAATAATATAAACCATCTTCTTTTACTTTTCCTTTTTTTTCATTTGGTTCTAAAAATATTGGCCAAACATCTCCCCCTAAATTTAAAGTAGTAGAAATTTCACAACTAAATCTATCTTTATGCCTTTTTAAAACATCTCCTTTTTTATAAATTCTTGCATAAGAATAATTTGGAATTAAAGTTAAACCTGTTATTTTTTCCATTAAAGGGTGAAGCGCTACTAATAAAGTTTCCATTGCTATATCGGCATAATGAGAATAAGTATTAGGAACCTGTTCATCAGTCCATGTTCCAAAACTTGTTTCAAATGGAGAAATATATTTTTCTTCTAAAAATGTTGAAGCAACTCTCCTTTTAATTAAAAAATAATTGTAAATAAAATAAGCCGTATCTTTATTTATAGCTTTTTTAATTATAAAAAATTTATTTTTTTTAAAGTTAAATTTTTTCATATTATTTATAAGGATATCCTAAATTCCATACTACTAATGAATATCTTGTTCCTTTTGTAACTGGTTTTACACGATGCCAAACAAAACTAGGAAATACTACAATAGATCCCTTTGGAAGTATTTCTTTACATGTATAAATTTTTTCTTCTTCTTTAGGTTCTTTGTTTGGAATAGAAAATTCTAATTCTCCTCCTTCATAATCTTTTGGATTTGATAATGAACAAGTAACAGATAATTTTCTAATTTTTCCATATAAATTTAAATCATTTTTATTTTCATAAGGAATATTCCATGCATCTACATGCCAATCATAATATTGATTAAGCTTATATTTAGTAAATTGACAGGATTCTGACCAATCCCAACTAAAATTCCAACCCGCATTTTTATTTGCAGTATTAATATATGGATGTATTTCTTTATATATCCAAGAGTCATTCATCCACACTACATTAGAATCTCTTTTTTTCTTTAAATCAATTTCTTCTTTTTTTGTAATTGTTTTTGGATCTCTATCTTTTCCAACTATCCCAGTTAATGCTAATTGTTCGTTTTGCATTGTTCCATATTTAATAATTTCATCACAAAATTTAGGAGTTAAAACAGATTCAAATGCCCAATAAGAATTATTTAATATCATTGCATTTTTTTAGCTGTAAAAATTATACTACTTCTTAAATCTTGAGAAGTATTTTTTGTTAAATAATAATTTAAATCAGAATTAAAGATTATTATTTTTTTAGATTCAAATTCAACTGTTAAATATCTATTTAAATCTCTGTGATCTGACCATTCTATAACTAAATCCCCTTCTCCTTGAACACAGTATAAAATAGTATAATCAGGTGAACCTTTAATATCATATAAATCAACTTGGTTTCTTTTAAATGTTGATTCAAGATATCCTTCAACATTTGCTATTGTTTTTTCAAGTCTTAAACTAATATTATATTTTAAATAAAATTGATCTCTGATATAATCAAAAATCCACCCATATTGTTGATGGTATTTTATAAAAATATCATTATATTTATTTTCAAAAATTGTAGAAAATGATTGTTTTGCATAGTCATTTAAAATTAAACTATGTACTAAATTATTGTCTACTTTTGAGGATTCTGGTAAAAAATCAGTAACATAAAATGTTTCTGATAATATCTCTTTCAACATGCTTTATATTTATAATAATTTAAAGCTATTGTCTAGTGTTTTATATTATATTGATTCCCAACTATTACTACTTGAATTCCAAGCAAAATATTGAGTAGAAGGTGTTTCTATTTCTCCAGCAATTCTTCCTAACCATCTTTGATTTAATTCATCCCATTTTATTACATAAAATTCATTACTTACAGGATAAGTTACAGGTGCTTTCCAAGATACAGTAGATAAATTTAAAACCCAACTTGCATATGGTTTTTTATTAATAAAAATATCATTGTTTTCATCATAGATACCACCAATATTTGCAAAGTTTCCTCTAAATGCTTTAGATTGATCTCCTAATGTTCCATCTTGGTTATAATATTTTCCTTCTCTTGTATTATGAGAGGTTTTTTTCCAAAGATTTTTATCCCAACCATGTATTTTTTCTAAAAATTCTGCACCAATACTTTCAATTTCATTTCCTTGAGAATCACTTGTATCTTTATTATTTACAACGTGAATAGCTAAAACTTCTTTATCTAAATTTAATTTTGCAAAATGAGCCATATTATTTATATTGATATCTAATTACTACTACACCTGATCCACCTAAACCACCTGGTACATTGTTGTTTCCTCCACCTGCACCGCCACCTACACCATCTTTACCTGAATTAAGAGCCGCGCCTGGGTTTTGAGGTACTCCCCATCCAGAGGAACCATATCCTGCTCCTCCTCCACCAGGTCCACCATTTCCACCCGTTCCTGGATTGTTTTGAAAAGAAGCACCACCTCCGCCACCACCTGCATAAATTATACTAGATCCTGTAATTGAATTAGGTTCACCTGCTCCACCATTTCCACCATTAGCAGCAGGAGCATTTCCTCCTACAGCGTTAGCTCCGCCACCTCCTCCTGACATAGCAAAATTTGGAGGACAATCTCCCTCTCCTCCATTATTTCCTTGAGAAGGACTTACTGGGGGTGTGTTGCCTGTTCCTGGTCCTGTAGTGCATCCTCCTGCACCTCCACCAGATCCTCCAGGGAATTGTGCTGGATTACCACCAGATCCTCCACCAGATCCCCCTCCTGTAGATGTAATTGTTGAAAATACTGAATTAGTTCCTCTGTTTCCTCCGGCACCTCTTGCACCTGCTCCTCCTGCTCCAACTGTCACTGGATATGATGTTGCAGTTACTGGAATACCTGTTGGACTTGCAAGTGGAGGCCCTGAATAAGTAGATGCTGAAGTTCTAAAACCACCTGCTCCTCCACCACCGCCAGAAAAATTAGCTTCAGAAAATCCGCCTCCTCCTCCTGCTATTACTAAATAATCAACGGTAGCTAGTGCTGGTGCTTTTGATACAACAAATGAACTATCCGCTGTAAATGTGTGTATCCTATAATCACCACTTTCAGTTATAGTTCCACCTGTTGCGATAATAAATGATTTTCCACCAGAAGTTAATCCAAATCCTTTTGCTGATCCAGCTCCGCGTGTTGAGTTTAAAGGCATTCTTTCTACTCCTTATTTAAATTGAGTTTGCGCTGCTAATATTGTGTATGTTGATGCCGCTGTTTTGATTGCTGTGTAAGTGTAGACATCATTAGATGAAGCATTTCCACCTGTTGGAGCAGTTCCACCTTGATAAACTACTGTAACGTTTGTAGTTGTGCCATCAACTTGTACTACGTCATTATAAAATGTTGTGTTGCCTTGTTTTGTAATTAATGCAACTGTTGCTGATTCACCTACAGCTAAAGCCGCGTTTAATGCAGTTGAAGAATTTCCTCTTAAATTTACTGTAAAATTAGAACCTAAATTAACGTTTTGAAAATATACAGCTTGT